AGTTGTCATCAATCATAACAGTACTTGCACTCGTGTCGGTACCAAAACGTAATTGCCCAGCACGAACGCCATTGGTTGATTCTAACGTATAATCCATAATTACTACATTGTAGAGTGATGTGTCAACAGCAAATCCTGTGTTTGCAAGATTTCCGTTTGCTGCTAGAGAAATGACATTTGGTATTGTTGCATGACGTATCATGTCAACTTCGCTATTAAACTGTGCAGTAATAACAGCGCCATTGCCTGGTGGAGTTGAAAATGTAAGAGTAGTACCTACTACACTATAATCACTAGCATTAACTTGTGACCCATCTAAAAATACACCACGAACATTGTTTACTGATATTGTCGTTGGTATGATAAATGTGTCGTTAACACCATTGCCGGTGCCTATTGTAACTTGTGAGTTACCAATAAACAAACGATGATCGTCAAGTGCATATCCTAACTCGCCACTATCTAGTAACGGCAAGTCTGCAAAATTGCCTTGTCTAACTTTAATTTTACTAATACGTGTATCTGCCATTATAATTTCCTCTATAACATATTTATGCTAAATTATAGTACTCGGCTACTCTTAGTGCCCACTTTTCTTCCCATTCTTTAAACTCTTCAGGACCTATTTCAAATAACTGCCAGTCTAAATTTCTACTACACATAAAAATTGCAGCGTGTTCAATTTTAGTTTGGAACATTTCATTATGTGCCATACTATATGCTGCGGCTTGTAAAAAATAGTCGTCGATCCATTCACGCTTTTTAGGTTTATTCGTTTGTTTAAAATCCATAATTGCAGGCTTGCCTTTATACACACCAACCAAGTCAGTTGTGCCTGCATACAATCCTGGATAACAGAGATTAACTTCACTTCCCCATACTTCTTGCAAATGCGGCTCTACATTCTTTTTGACTGTTTCGGCCATCATTTCTGCTTGTAATATTTTTTGTCCAGCATAGTCTTCGTTCTTAACCCAACTTTCTAATATGTTGTGCATAATAGTGCCAACATTGGCTGCCTCAGTTGTAATCTCTTGTGCTTTTTTCTCACCCACACGTTTTTTCCAGTTAGCAAGTGCTTCACGTTTTTCTTTAGGTTTTGTTTTATCCAAGATAGTTGTAACACTTGGTACTGGATCGCCATAAGGATTTTCGTATAAACGCTTACCGTTTACACTTTTTCGTTTGAATTCACGATAGGGATAGGGGGAATTTATAGTTAACATTTACATAATGTAATACAACATTAAGCAAATGTCAATAGTTTACAACCCATTTAAATGTTTTATTTGTTGTTATGTTTGTTTGTCGTTGAATATCAAATCCAAGATTGCTGAAATAATTTATTACATCATTCATTTCATCTGTGCTACATGGATCAGTGACTGATCCTTGCCAAACATTAAAATAAGCAACACTCTCTGGGTCTGTGGCTGTTTTTGTTTCAGCAGTGATGCCTAGTGCAGTATTTGCAGTTCCTGCACCAATTGTTACACTCCAAGTAGACGCCGCTTGTGCAGTGTATGTAATGACAAGTTGATTACTTGTATTTTTACTTGCTACTACTCCTGTCACATTTGCATCATTGATATCAGCAATAATACTATTAAGATTAAGACCAGTTGTTCCAAGAGTAATAGTTGAGCCAGCAATAATAAGTGTAGGTGTACCAGTAATTGTTGGATTCGCAACAGTTCCAGTTATAGTTATTGTTGCTGTACTTTTTGTCATTGTGGTTTCGGTAATCGTAATAGTACAGACACTACTTGCAGACGCTGTTATAATTTGCTTCATAATTGCGTACTGTTCTTCATATATAACAAGGTCATTACGTCTATTTTGGTTAGCTTGTTGTGCATTAATACCGAAACTCATAGTTTCTTATCCTTTTTACTAAGTTGTTTTGATGCCATTTTACTAACAGTTTCATCATCCTTTTTTTCTGAGTCCGGGGGCAACGCAGTTGTAAGTGTGATTTCATTTTTGTTAGCAGATCCAACAGCATCAATACTGTTCAATAATTTAACTAAACTACCCATGTCAATAAAATATCCGCCTGCCTCTAACTTTGCTAGTAGAGTTGAGGTTTTTAATTTAGTAATACCACGTGCTTTGGCACGAACAACAAGTTCTTCAATGCCATTAAGCACATAGCCTTGTCCTTCATGTAGTAGTTCAGCTGCTCTCATATTATTTGCCTTGTGCCTGTCTTTGCCTTTGAAGCCAGTTTGATAATACATCGAAACCTGCATCACCTCTTCTTATATCGGCTGTACGAAGACCTGAAGTATTTCTTCCTCCTGAACTGGATTTCGGTGGTTCTTTTGGCGCAGGTGGCCTTGGTACCATTACTCCTACTCCAGATCTTGGTAGTTTTTGCGTGTTGTCAATGTGGGGGTGCATCTTGCCGTAGTCTTGACCATAATATGGATCTTGCTCAGTCAAACTATTAATAATATCTAAAAACTGCTCTTTGGTAATTTTGCCTGCTTCTAGCATCTGGAATACACGGTCTTTAGCTTCCAAGAACTTTTTTTCTTTTAGTGCTTGTTCTTCCATTACATCAAGACTTTCTTTCATTTCACGTCCTGTTGCGTTAGCATCACCTGCGGCTGCTGAATCCGCTGCAAATTCATCGCCCATGTCCATGTCATCCGCATCTGGCATATCTGCTACTGCTGGTTCCATACCCATGTCTGTTGGCATTGGTGCTGCAGGTGCTTCACCACGTGCTGCTAGTGTTGCATTTTCCAGTCCTTCTTTTGCTGCTTTAGCCTGATCTAGAAGTCCTGCTAATGCTGCATCCGCTGCACTATTATATGCTTCTGCTGTTTCAAAACCAACTTGTTCTTTCATTGCATCAACAATTGGCATTAGCTTTTGTACTTGCATCTCTGCTAAGTTTTCCACCATTTTCTGTAGCTCATCAACTAGTTCTTGAGCTGCTAGCATAACTTCAGCTTGCTCTAAATCTGTTGATTCTTTAACTTTTGTTTTCATCGTTTTTCCATCGCTACGGCCTGGCGCAACTTCTTTAATATATGTTTTCAGGCTAGCTGAAATTAAGTTTAGTTTATTGTATGTTGGGTTTTCCCAATACTTCAGATCACTTTCTTTGATCTGTTGAATTTTTGCGTTTGTTGTTGTAAGCATACGCTCTAGTGTATTAGTGCTCATTTCACTAATATTAACATTGTGTCCAAAAGTATTTGCTAGGACACGATTAATTTTGTCAACACTGTGCGCTGCTGAGTTTAAATCGTTTAAATACATTTTCTTATTCCCCGTTATATAGTATATTTATAGTCTTTTCATTATTTTGCGCTTTGCTTCAGCGACTTTACTTTTTGCAGCGCCAGCTTTTGCTAGTGCAATATCTTCGTTTGGGCCGCCTTTTTTTGCACGACTCTGGTGCATCCAAGTTTCGTATAGTGCATTACAATATTCCATATCAAGTTTTTCTAATGCATCAACATTTGATCCGTTATGTGCAATATATCTTTTAACAATACTCATTGCAGTTTCAAATAAAGCCAAATCACGATGTATTACTTCATTGTTTTCGACAATATTATAAAAATTCTTTTTTCTACCAGCAAATTCTTCACTAATAATATCAATACGATAATTTTGTATAGTAATACTATCAGGTGTTACTGTTTGTGTCATTGCTACTTTTAAATTAACATCAGAATTTGCTGCTTCATTTAAGGCTTGACTAGTTTCTTCAACTTGTTGTAAGAGTATTTCTTTAAGGCTACGCTTCATCATGATTTTCCATAGTTGTTAATGTTAAGTTTATAGCCTGCTACACCACTATTTACAACCTTGTCTAACACGCCACGTGTTACTAGGTTTTGTGCAATGTATGATTCTCTTTCACTTAATTTTTGTTTTTCTAAAATCACATCTTCATTAAAATAGTGATCTAAAAATTGACTTTCTCTAATATTAATCCATGTAGGGAAACCACCTTTGGTAATTAATGCTCTCATCTTTGACCTCCCTCTGGACCTGCTGGCGTCTGTGGTTGTAAAAGTCTAGAAGGAATACCAGTTGGTGCTTTGCGTCTTCTTTTTTCTGAGCGGTATGATTGCTGTTGTGCAATGCCTGCTTCTCTGTTTGCATCAGCTGTCCTTGCATTGATACGAATGTTTTGATTTGTTTGCTTAGAATTAACCGATCGAGACATTGCTGTGCCTTGTCTTAGTCCATAACCAGATTCAATAATGTCATTTACTTTCATATCACTTTACCTTATTTAAACGCTGCACTGCTTTACTTGCTGGATTAAACCTTTTAGTTTTTTGTGCTTTACGAGCCATTCGTGCACCCATACGGGCTTTTGTTTTTCGCAACGTTATACGCTTTTTAATATCAATTGGCTTACTACACTGACTAGGATCACTCACAACTCTACCAGCACGTTGCCCAACTGCACAACGAAACTTACGAGCAATTTTATTGCCTTTGCGAGCCCATACAAGTTGTGCTTCCACAACAGGCTCCTCTGATGTAAATTCATTTAAGTTCATAAAGTTATTTATCGGAAATTACATTGACATTAACAGCGTAACAACCACTGTTAATACTCCTGCTACGATGGTACCGCCAGTACCCATCATAATTTTATTTGTTGTGTTTTGTGCTTTAATCATATCTTCACGGAGTCTGCCAAACTCACGTATATTGTCTTCACGCATATGCATGACAGATTTTTCGATACTATCTAATCTAGTTTCTATATTATTCACCTTCGATTCCAACACACGATACCTCTCGGCACACAGGTCAACGTGTGCTTCCAAATTTTCACGCTCGATCTGCGTGGTTGCAATTGTAGTTACTGACATAGATTCACTCTTCTACGGCTTAAATGCTTCTTAGCATCGTGTTGGTAGGAGCCTTGGTATGTTTGCCTAAATTTTATGCCTAGAAACAGACGTTATATAAAATATTTTCTCTGTTACATTATTATTTATCAAATCAATCATGCTTATAAAAATACACGTTTATTATTTCTTTATTAAATGTCTCAAATGTAGCAGTTATAAAATTAACAGTTTCATTTAAATGTGGAGTAAATGCTACACCATCAAAGTCTGACTTTAAAAAATACACTGGATCATTATTTTGTTCATATACTCGACTGTGCTCTATTACAAAGTTAAATTCCCACACTGTATGTAGTCCTTTAAACTGGTTTCCAAAGCAGTAATTAACAAGATCTTGTGCATTTAACTGTTGTATAGAGTAGTCTATGGGTTGACTACGCAACCCTATTAGCTGTATAATTGTATTTAAATTTTGTTGTTGGTTATACTCTTGTATATTATTTGATTTAGAATTAGTATTTTTACTATTTGTAATGTCAACTAAAGTATAAGCCGTATATTTTTCAGTCAAATGTCACCTGTCGCTGGTATTGCCACGAACTAAACTTCTACCAAACGATCTACCCATTGCAAATCCAGCTGCGCCACCTGCTGCCGCCGCTGCAGTCCTTACTGCTATCTTTTTGGCAACACTTGCTTTTTCTGCATTACTAACATTAGCTAAAATATAATTGTTTGCTTTTGAATATTGTTTTAGTGGCTGATACAATTCACTTCTAATAGCTTTTGTCTTATAAAACTGTAACAAACGAGTGTTTACCAATCTACGCTGAGATGGATTCAATTTTGCCCAATCAACACCCAGTCTACGTATACTTTTATAATTAGTTTCTTGAATTTTAAGAGCTCGTTCCAATTTCATAAACATACCACGGGCTTGTGGTGTTGGGTTTCCTTTTGCTACTTGACGCAAATACATCTTTAATTCTTCTTCAGGCAGTTGTACTTGAGAATTGTTTGACAATTTATGTAATGCCTGATATAAATCTGTTCCACTTTGTTTATAATTTTTAAATTGGTTACTTTCGATAGTACGTTTAGCATAGGCTCGTGCAATAGATTGAGTCTCTTCATCGTTATTTAAAATATGCATAGAAATTAAATTTAAAAATGCAAAGTCTGCAACATCGCCAAGATCACTTGTATCGAGTTGCTTACGAGTTCGATACATAGTGCTTTCTGTTAAGTCATTTACAAAGCTGAATGCAGGAGTGTCATCAATGCTGTGACCCCCTTCAATTGCTGCCCATTGTTTTGCTGTGTATTTTTCTTCCATAATAGTATTTACCCGATTTTAAATTTGTGTCTTGGGACCAATTTAACCTTGTCACGAGCTGCTACATATCCCTCACCACCACTATCACCATCAATGTGTGCAGTAACATCCATTTCTGCATTATCAAGTTGTTCAATAACATTATTTTTAAGATTTTGTATTTTTAGTACTAAATCAAAAAGCAAAGGAAAATACTTGCTTTCTGGCATTGCAAGGATCTTTGCTTGCTTGTTAGGGCTTACTTTACTATTTTTCAACCAATCATTAAACCCAGTTGTAAGTTCATTCCAACGCCCTGCACGACTCATTTGGTTTACATAAGTGTAGATAATATTTGGAATATCACTTAATCCTGGCTTGGCTGACAACAATGAGTCAATTGCATTTGCATTTTTCTTAACCACAGATTTAAGATTGTTAACACTGCTTATATCTATTTTTGGAGGTTGCTGTGCTAATACTGGCGGCATAACAAACAGATTACCCTCACTTAGTGATTTTGGATCTGCTTGTGTTACGTTGCCATTTAAATCTGTATGAGTATGAATAACAACACCAGCTGTACTGCGAGCAATACGTTTGCCGATATTGCTGTCTGTTTTGACTGAATATGTAACTTTATTAGGCTTAAAAACAAAGTGTCCGTTATCTACCGCTGGTTGTGATTTATATAATAAATCCCCATGTATAAAACCAGAAAAGCCAGATGGTGTTGCACTTTCAAATGCATCCCAAACATTGGCCATTGCTTGTGCATACGCACGCCTGTTATCGTCTACTTCTTTGCCTCGGTTTAAAATCATACTTTGTAATGCATCAGCTGACTTAACACGGCCGTCATATGACTTGCTGCCAAATCCTGCAATATCTGTTAAAATAAAATCGCCATTGGCATCTCTGCCGAATATTACTGCAGGAGTACCATCCCATTTAATACTAACATCACTGACATCACTACCAAAACGCTCAAGTATACTTAATGCTTCCATAGCACCAGCAGAGCCTTCAATGAAAGCAAGGTCTTCCAAGTGTTGTAGATTACGTCCTACCTTAGATTCAGTGAGTATTTCTCTTGCTCGCATTAGTCAAGTTCTTTCCAATTTGGATCACTTCTTAAGTCAGCTAGCATCGCTTCACCTGCTTCTTTGCCCAACGCTGCCATAATAGCTTCTACGCTGCCAATATCTTTTCCGGAGGCATTCGGGCCGAGTAATGCTTTTGCTACTTGATCGATGTTGTCTGTTACTAGATCGGCTTTTTTACCGTTAGCATCTCTGCTAAACAAACCTTGGTATGGTGACCAAAGCATGTTTTGTTTTTTAGCAAGATATGCCATAGCAATTTGTTTGTTTACACCTTTCCACTTTGAACCTTGTGGAATTGTATGTGTATGGAATTTTGCTGCATTGGCTGCATTAGGAACAACCATAATATCTACCTGGTGTGCATGGTCGCCCATTGGCACTTTAACATGCACACTTGTACCAGATTGTGCTGTTTCTAATCCAGCCATGTCAAATGTTTGACGTAATTTTTTACGAATATCTTTATCAGGAGAATCTAACATATCATACTCTTGACGCAGTTGGTTTACATCTACAATCATATCCAAGTCTCCGCTGACTTTTCCTGGAGTAGGAGTTGCACCACTACCAATGGGAATCGCTTGTGCATTAACTTTTTGTAATACACCGTTGATAACTTTCATAATACCAGGAATCATTTCGTGATCAAATCCCACAGTACCGTCAAAGACATTACCGCCTTCATGCAAGTGCAGGTCTTCTTGTCTTAATCTTTTAATTCGGCTACCACGTCTGACTTTACGCTTATAATTCCCGCCCAGGATGTCTCGAATCTTCAACTTTAATAATCCCTCTTTTGAATTTACGAGGATCTTTTGTTCTAATACTGTTAATAAGTCGCTTATTTAAATCTGCAGCAGTTTCAACATCAAAAGTTTCATTAATTAATTCAATTAAATTAATTGCAGTTACTATTACTTGTTCAGCATTAGATTCGACAATTTGTTTCTTGTCTCGACGAGGAGACATTGAATTAATTTCTTCTAATATAGATCTCGTTTTTCTTTTCATAATAGTATTTATAAATATTGTTGCTGAAACATTAACGGATAGCACTTATGGCACTTTTGCATTTCCTGATTACGAACTTAGGATCCATTGCTAATAAGATAATGAAAACAACAGTGGTGGCGGGCAACACACAGGCTTACTTTTTTGGCTCATACAGGCTCAAACTTATTGACTCCTAAAGGCTAGGCCCGTTGTTCAAAATCATATATAGACTAGATAAGGTCAACGGCGTTATTGTTTCAGCAACTATTCCCTTCGTTTAAGTAAATTGTTTAATCTGTCTGCATTATTAACTGCAACAGTTGTTGATTGAGTAACTTGCTCTCCAGCTGGACTTACACTTGTTTGTTTATTTGATTTTAAACTTTGATAAATGCTGGCTACTTGTCCTTCTTCACCTTGTTCATCTTCATCCAAATCAGTAATACGAAGTGTATTCATGTCGTAACCTAAATCTAGTTTACTGCCAACACCACTACTTGAACGTGTTTTCATAAACTGTATTTGCACCCTACCACGCTCACGCATTGCACGGCTGCTAAAGATACCGATCAAGTTGTCTGCCGTATTAATCTTACTAATACCACCTGCAATGTGACTATGATCAAATTCAACTTCATCAACAGCACCACGGTTCAACTGTGATGCTGTAACAAATAATATATGTAACTCAGTTGCTAAGTTACGTAACTCTTCTGATACAAACTTGTCTTTGATAAACTGATCACTTGGGTTTACTTTTACTGTTACTGGCATCATCAAATCCAAGTAATCAACAAACAATGCATCAACTTTAATACCTTTTTGTATCTGGAATTCTTTTAAGTATGCTTTAATATCATTAACTGTACTGCCATTTGCCATTTGTATAATTTGCAAAATACCAGATTTTTTACTTGCCATTTTAACTTTGAGCTCAACGTCACTTGGATTTTTCATAACGTCTTTAGTACTCATATTAGTAAGCATAGCGTCTAGTCGCATACTACACAGTTCTTCACTAAGTTCTAAACTTACATAGACAACATTTTTACCTGCTAGTGCCCAGTTGAGTGCCATGTTCTGCATAAACAAACTCTTACCTGACCCCGAACCGCCTGCAAAGATGTTTAGTTCACCTGGGTTAAAGCCACCATACAGTACTTTGTCCAAGCTCTCCCAGCCTGTGCTGTTCTGACCTCTGTTGTCTTTAATAGTTTGAATACGTCCTGCAGGATCATCCCAATAATTAAGTCCAAAGTCTTTAGCAAGTCCGATACTAACAGCATCTTTAATTAGTTTTTCTACACTGCCATATTCGTTGCGCTCAAGTTTATCTGCACTAGCAAGGATTGCACCTTCTAATGCTTTGTGTCTACAAAACTTTTCATATTCGTCCATAAACCATTTTTTATGATCGTCTGTTACTTTATTGGTAATGTCATCAAACTGCTGACTTGTTTTTGCAGCAATTTGTTCGTGTGTAGGCAAGTCGCCATAGCCGTCTACGTGCTGTTGTATAAAGTCCATAACAGGCTGAAATTTGCGAGCAAAGTATTTGCTGTTAGTAATAGCATTACATCTCACAAACAAATCTTTCTCAGCAAGCAAAAACTCAATATAAAGTTTTTGTAAATCCTCTGTATATTCTTCACTCATTTAATTTCGCCTGTTAGCTTCTTAGCAATATATTCGTCACGGGTATATACCATACGCCAGTCTTTGCTTTTACGTGGCACTGCACCATTCATATCCATAGTTATAACGTACTCGTAGTAATGTGTCAACCAAATACGATCATTGGTAATATCGCTACGCTTTGGTAACCATGCAAACTTTTTAATCCATTCGCTTTGTAAATTTGTGTGTGCACTTATGTGTTTCACTCTTTTATAAAAATCCTCGTCTCTAATATTGTAATCATCTACAATAGGATTTAGCAAGTAACTGGATCTTTGTTGAGTTGTTCTCGGTACTTTCAATTATACTCCTTACTGTAAATAGTCTACCGTATTTTTGCACTGCATCGCCAGCGTCTTTACATCCCTCCCAAGGAGGAAAACTTACACTCCAGCCACGCTTGAGTGCTGCCTTAACTAATTCATTACCAGCTTTATCAGCGTCTGGTACTACAATAACTTCTGTTTTTAAACTATCAACTACATCACACTGTGTCATACTAGGTGTGTTGCCTTGCATTGCAACACCGCCAGTAACAAGTGCATCAAATTGACTTTCAGTGACTATGGTGTACTTATGATTAGCCTGTGCATCAACATTGTATACAAAATGCTTGGGACTCTTCAAGTAATACTTGGGTGTTTCTTTATTTGGTGTCTTTCCAACCCAACGTGCAGTATATCCTACAATTCTTTCTTCATAGTAGAATGGTAATATTATACGGTTACTGAAATGTTTAAACGGGCTCCAGTGCCAGTCATTATAAAAACTTAATCCACGTTCTTGAACATACTCACATGCTGATATAAACTTATCCAGTTCTTGATCAGTTAATACACTAGTGTTAACTTCTGACAACCTTTTACTGTCTGGAGGCAGTGGTTCTTCATGCCAGTTTATTTTTACTTCACGTGGTGTATCTTGTTTAATAAACTGGCCTGCAATGTCAGCTTCTTCTTGCTCTTTAAGCAATTCAAAATTGATACGTTGTATTTGTGCAGTATCAGCGCCAAACTGTACAAGTAATTCTTGTAGTCTACCATTTATTTTTCTACCAGGCGACCAACCAGTTTTAAATCCACAGTTAAAACAATTGTATTGTACTTTGTCATCAGTAAACATAAGCCCGCCACGTTTACGGGTATCAGCACGGTGCCCACGTGTGACACACATTGGACAGTTTCCACTGACCCATCCACTAGGTGTATGCTTCCAACCGCCAGGCAAAGTCTGACGAACAAAATCTAAAACTAACATATAGCTATATTACGCTCTATATAGGATTTTGTCAAGTGTTCCTGTGTTTCCAACATCAGCTACATAGCGGAAACGAACCCACATAAACATGCCATCCCATGTAAACGGAACAACACCTGATGCACCTGTAAATGTCCAATAGTTGTTTGAGTTTTCTGGATCAAGTTGTATTTCAAACCAATCACGTTCTGCTGGCTGTAAATCCAGTGTTCCTTCTGCATATAGTTTTCCACTAAAATTAGTAACATATACTGCGGCAGTATTTGTGCCATCACTGTTAAGAGTTTGTGCAGTACTTGCTAATTTTGATCCAACATTTCCAGGGTTAGTAAACTGGCTTTCTTCTAAACTTTGCTCAATTTGTAGTCCAGGAGCAATTTTAATTTCAAGAGTATAGTTTATTTGAAATTGAACAGTGTTACTTGTTAATCCAAATTCATTGCCTTCACTATCAGTATAAGTAATAGTTAGATCGTAAAGACCAGCAGACAAGTTATCTACGTCTGTTTTAGTTAAACGGAGTAATAAAGTACTGTTATTGTAATCAAAGAAAGATAAGTTTTTTGTGACACGAACTATATTATCTGAGCGTGAAACAATTCGAGCTGTAAATGTTTTGTTTACTAAGCTAACTGCTTTACGAGTTTCGCTGATTACATAAAACAAAATATCGGTATCGATACCGGTATACACAACAAAAGGATTGTAGTTATTTGATGTGCCATAATAGTTTGTACCAGTTCGAATTGGCAAAACGCTAGAATTCGTGCCGCTACGATTGGGTATTGTAAATTGAGCTTTTTGATTAAAGCTATATGATGTACCTTGATATGCCATTAGATAATTTCTCCACTAGTATTTATTTCGATAAGTAATAATAGGATGACACATATACCACAAAAATATCAGAAACTGCTGGAAAATTTTCCATTTCTAACACTTATTTCGTATGGCGGTAATGAATATGTTGGCATTATGCAAAATCTTGACCAACAAATGGCAAGTATGTATTGCTTTGAAAACATTAAAAACGCTAACGATAAAAGAGATTTTTTAGATCTAGGTGAAGAATGGTGGTGGGGAACAAATCGAATGATCCCTATCAACATTATTTTTAAAAGCCGCTGGGAAAAATTTAGGCCCACGTTAGTTACTTTCAGTCTTAAAGACTTTGAAGTAATACATGGGCCAACTATTAGTTTAAGTAATATAATTCAAAAACGTGTTAAAAGAAGAAATATACAACTAGTTAGAAAAGTTAACTAGTTCTAAGTGTAGTATTCTTTTGCGGGTCAATTATTCGTAAACGTCTGGCTGTTGTTTTTTCGGCTGCATGTAACAATAACCCACGCCTAATTTTATCACTGTGATTTGGCATAGTGCTATGAAGAACTCTTGGGTGCCAACACACAAAACTTCCTTTTGGTCCTTGATGTTGTTTATAATTATCCATAAAGAATAAGTCAAATACGCTCTTGTCTGCATACAAGTTTTGATAATAATCATATATGTATTTGTGTGACCCTGGAACATATCCTGTTGCACCATTGTCTGGTTCAAAGTCACAAAGCATTACCATAAATTGTAATCCCAACAGACCTTCTGTATACTTAAACTCTTTGAATCGATAAGGTGTATCAATATGTGGACGTACAAAATTCATACCTGGATGTAGTACAATAAAGTCACACATATACCATTCCCAATTGCCGGCACCAAATGCAGTATCTGCACACTTACCCAATTCAGGTTTGATTATATTATTAATAAAATGATTTTCTTTTGGTTCATCTGTCCAATAGTAAGCCCAGTCAATTTTATCTACTTCTTCTGTGGGCATTTCCTTGATTGTTTCCCAACCGTACCATTTCATATTTTTATCATGGCCACGCTCTGGTGGAAATGTTTCTGCATAAGTGTTTAATTCTTCAATACACTCAGGATCAAATCTGGCTTCCCACATTGTAAATCCATTGTCATTGATTTCTTCTAAAAATTTTTGTTCATTCATATTAATATCCTAATTTTTCACAAATCAAGTTCATATGCACTACACAAGCCATTGCATACGAAAATGCGTGTGCTTTTTTAAAGTAGTAACTGCCATTTTCTGGTTTAGTCCACACCTCACGATTTATACGGTCCCAGTCCACGTCTTTTGCCAGGTATCTTTTTGATGGACGAATAATAGCTAACACCGAGGCGAGTTGTTCTATACTGGATGGTTCTAGTGTACTTACGAGTTCCTCGTTTCCGCTTAAATGGAAAACTTGAGAGGTAAACTCTGAATGCTTTAGTAGTTCCCATATCGGTTCTCTTTCCATGAGTTCTTTTAAATGTGCTTCGCTTTTTATATCTTTATATATGCTTACATTGAGCATATCTAATTTAAAATATCCAGCATCGTCTGCTGCTTTGTGATCTAATGTACACAAGCCTTTAAAAGGATCCGTTGGTACTCTATGAAAGTACACACCTGTATTGTGTTTACGATCTTTTAAACGTGCAGGCACGTGCTTTAGTTTTTTTAATACTGTATCTCTATCAGCAAAGTCTATATCAATATCTGGCATTACTCAAGTATCCACATTTTTGAGCAGTAGTAACATACTGCTTTTGGTTTTTGTTTAGTTACTAATATACTAAACAACGGGTGTGAATCATCATCACAATACCCTTGCCATGGTTCGTCTAAATACACTTTTTCTTTTTTTGCGACTAGTTTTTCAACTTCTTTATGTTTGGCTTCACGTTCCTGGTTAGTTAAATTATATTTTTTACGTTTAAGCATCAACAGGTTCTCCATCAATTATATGTCTTACCCATGCTGCATCTTGCGGTGCTTGTTGTGTTTTTTTGCCCCAGTGGCCTGCATCAATTGCATTGGCTACTCTGTTAAAACATTCTTCGTTCATTGCATTTAATGCAACTTGTGCACGAGTGCTACAAATAACTATCCATGGACTTATTTTGCCAGACTCCACCCAGTCTGCAATTACATATCCACCTGCACTTTCCCAGAATGTGTCAAAGTAAGACGTCTTACTTGCATGTTCTACAAAACGTTCTAATGCTCTATCCACTGTTTCTTTTTTAACATGATCTCGTACAAATAACATATACATACGATCAGTTGGCCAATCTTTAAGTTTTGCTTGTTTACGTACTAGCCAACGAGTGTATGCTTCTGTGTCAATGACACGAGTATTAATGCAGTAACTTCCATATTTAACAAATGCGCTGAAAAACTGACTGTCTACAAAATCCTTATATTCCTTAGGCTTATGCTGCATACTTAATCTGTAAAACAAATCAAATGCTGCAAAACCAGCTATTGTTTCAGGAAATTCTTTTGCAAGCCAACGGCGTTTTTTCTCACACGTGTGAGCAAGTAATGTACTTTCACGTTTGAAATCCTTTCCGCAATACTCACATTTCATTTTACAATCTCTTTAATCTCTTTTTTGGTCATTCCTTGTTGTTCCATAATATCAACAAATGAGTCTTTTCCATTTGTTTCTACTAACAACTCAAGTTCTTCATCACTGTATTCAGGATATTGTTCAGATAACCAATTCATAAACTTGTTTTTTATAACACCTTTACCAGGAGGAAGCCAAGGATGAAACTCATTACGACCACTGCCTGCAAGTTGTAACAGATAGTGCTGTAATTGTGGATGATGACGTAGCGTATTAAAGTTTAAATTAGTAAACTCATTTACTAACATTAGGTATTGTGCTGCATTTACACCGTTAACACTACTAGCATAACGCATTTGTACCCACAGTTGCTTGTCATATTTTTTACGTTCATCCTCAGACAAACTCTTGTACCAGCTTCTATCTCTGGTATCAATAGCTTTCATTTCATTTTTGATGCTTAGTTTATCACTCAAATGTATATTTCTTCTTCTGGTTCAAATTCTACAAAAATCTTCAGTGTTCGTTCATCATCTTGAAGATCAATTTCTACTTTTGTAACATCCCACTTAGTGTAAGCTCGTCCGTTGTTGTCGATAACTTCGACTCGTGTTACTTTTGTTAAATCCTTTTCCATTACCATAAATCATCCGTGCTTAGTATATCAGGCAGTTTAGCAGTTTCTTTGACAAAGTAAACACATTTCGGATTGTTTTTTTCTTCAAGAGGTACTGCTAGTATGTGCCCGTATTTTAATTTAGGAAAATACCATTTTACCTCCTGGTAAATATTTACAATTTCAACTTCTATAAACTCTGGTATAAATCCTGTAATTGGGTTAAATACAAACCCTTTAAACCCACGGTCATTTAGACTTGTTATTGGTAGTATTTCAGGATCTCCAACCATGGGATCACAAACAACCAAGTTCCAATCTAGTGGAACCCTTACTGTATTTTTACCAATTTTTAGTACTGCCGCAGGACAACTAAAACTTTCTAAAAAAACCAGCGGAACGAAAATATAATCTGCATTATCTTTATCGCTATAGTCTAGAACACAATATCTAATGTCTTCTATTTCTTCAGGAACATATTCTAAGTCATAGCACTCGTTTTCTACTGTTAATATTTTCATTTAAAATCTACTTTCTCTACACGGAAAGGATAGTTCGCTTCACGGTAGTATTTTTTACGTTCAGTCAAATGTCGTTTGCTAAACTTTGCACTGCTAGTAATATCCCATATTTGGACACTGTCTTTGTCTTGTGCTTTACGTATTCCCCGTCCTATTGATTGAATTACCCGAACAAATGACTTACCAGGTTCAATGAGTACCAAGTTAAAAATGCGAGGAATGTTGATACCAACGGCAGCCACACCATAGGTTGCAATAATAATTTTATTGTTTGCTTCACTAATCTCATCATACTCATCTTTCCTGTCAGATGTTTTCATTGAACCACTAATAAAAACAGTATTATCTCCAAGACGTTCAACTAATCCTTCACCTGCTTTAAGTCTATCAACAAGCACAAGTGTATTTCCACTAGCTGACATGTTTTTAATCATTTCACTAATATAGTCTAAACGATTTTTGTCAGTTGTCAAGTATGTAAGCTCGCTCTATAGTTACCATAATTAACTGTGTCTTGCAACTGCATAATGTTAACATCACACTGTGCTAGTACACCTTGATCTTGTAGTTCACTTGCTGCTAGTTGGTGCACAACTTCTCCTAAGCCTACTTCTAAACTTAATCGTTCGTGGTCTGCTTTGGGTATTGTACCTGTTAGCCCCCAACGAATAGGAACGTTACGGAAGCTACCTGTTAGCAATTTCTTTTGTACGTCTGCCTTTGCTTGGTGTACTTCGTCTACCATAATGCATACTACATCTTCTGCAAAGTCATCTAAACTCATTTCGCTTTCACCATCACGGAAACGTTTTTCAATAATGTTTAAACTTTGCCAAGTACAAATGGTATGTGTTTTACCAAACTCTTTACGGTCACCAAAGTACACACCAACATCTAACCCTAAGTTAATGTAGTCTGCTTCTGTTTGTGTTACCAAGTCTTTGTTAGGCACAATAACAATACTGCGACCGTAAGGTTCGATTAAATCACTAAGTGCGGCGGTCATTAGCGTCTTGCCTGCACCTGTTGCAATCTCTTGAATACTTTGTGTGTTATCTAAAAACTTATTGATAATTTCCACTTGGTAATCACGCAACATTACTGGGGTTCCAGCCGCTGGGTGTTTATCAGGCCAAGTTCTGGCACTAAAATGGTCCTGTGCAATTTGTTGAAAGTCAAACTTCCAAATAGTACGCTGATCCTCTACATTAAGCTCGTATCGTTGTTCTTGTAATATAGGAATAATATGTGGCAATGCATTTACAAACGTGTTGCCCCCCATAGTAAAAAAACTCACACAGCCGTCCCAACGCCCTAGTTTGTATGCTGGCACGTGTCTTGCATAAGGCAAAAAGAACTTTAATTTTTGTTCACACTTGCGACGAGTCTGCAAATCAAGACCTTCAACTTTACAGTTTACTTCGTCTTTAAGAATAATTTTACACTTCATAGTTTGATATTATAACACAACTTAACTTTTGTCAATCACACATAAGTACTTATTGAAAAGAAGAGCCGGTAAAGTGTCTTACTTTACCGGCCCAGTTAAGCCCAACGGTGTGAGTGAGAGTGACGCAGACAGAGGAGGTCCACCGTTGGACTTTTATATTATCGGCCCCGTTTCATGCAGGTCATTTCTACATAACGTTGCCATTTATCGCCGTTCATTTTTTTGAGATCGGCAATCTTTAGTACCATACGCAAGCTCATTTCACGTAGCTTACTACGGTTATCAAAAATGAACTCCAGCAATTGATCTTGCTCTTGACTGGAGAACATATATTCTTGCAGCATACCGTCTTTGACGATTTGCTTACAGCGCAAAAACTTATCACGCATAGTATCTAGCGTCAGATCTAGATAGTGACAACGTGACATGATAGCGTCCAAGTGGTCTTTAATTTTACCACGAGTTGCTTCAAACTTTAGGTTTGTGATAAAGATAATAGAACCTTTAAACTCGAATTTGTCTGGAATGCCTTCGTTGTGAAGCACACGGCTTTCACTACGCCAGCTTAGGAAACGCTTTGGGCTACTGTCTAGTGCAGCCTTTAGCAAGTTGAGGCTAGTTTCATCATACAATACGCTATCACAGTCATCTAGTACAAGTACACTACCCTCATTGGCATATTCAAAGAGCAGTTTATACAAACCAATGGCAGACGCTGCGCCCTTTTCCATACCATACTTACGACCCGTGTTGCCAGAACCCCCAGACATTTTGTTCATCATTTCAGCTTCACGGATAACTTTCTCAACGCCGTATGATTTGCCAACGCCCGGAGGTCCAGTAACAACCATTCCACGGACAACGCCATCACAACTTGCGTAGCTCATGTCTTCTAAAATTTGAAAACGCTCACGCAGACGTTCAATAACTTCTTCATCTGTTTCTTTCTTTTCCTCGGCTTGCAATTCAATATCGTCTTTAGTTTTTACTTTGATACGAATGTTACGCTCAGGATAACCATTTTCACCAGTACCAGCAACAGTAACAAAACTACCGTTTTTGCCTTTACTAACACCTTTTATAAGTGTAAATACTTCATTTGTAATTGGCATTTTATTGTACTCTCCAGCACGGATCAAAACTTTTTGCATGGTCTCTCACTCCATAAATTGTTTCTACACCACTTTGATAACACAGTATGAATACCGTGTCAACACTTTTCTTCAATTTTTACGTAATTAAATACAGTTTCTTTACAATTACTGAATTTACTTACGTCATGTTGCTTTACTTTACCAGTTAGGGTTATCTGACGAGATTCAAGAATTCCAGCAATGTCAGGTTCTTTATTAAAGAAGAACTTAACAATGTTTTCTTCTTGGGTAATACAAGTTACCAAATGTATGCCATACTTTGCAATGAACTTGACGTCTTTAACTAGTACATTAATCCGCATACGTTCGCCAATTTTGCCAACAAACTCGCTTTTATTACGCATATCGTCAAACCAATCATCCAGTCCTTGACGTTTTTTCTGGACACGATAACTGTTAGGGAGACTGGCAAGAATACTAACGCCAAAAACATCAGTTGTTTCGTTACTAATTACCCTTAGCACACTGTCTTCAAAACTGTTGAGTTTTCCCATAAGTTTCTTAGCAATCAGCTCATCACGAAAACTATTTCTAATATTAGAAGCTTCAGTATTCACTTCATCAGTAAATTCTGGAAGGCTTACATCTCCTGACAAATATTGCATAACTGTCGTCTTGTTATCAGTGACGTTTACATCATTTTCGTAGTCATAATATCCATAGCCACTTTTGATAAAGCCTTGTTGGCTGTCAACTATGATTGACAATTGAAGAACTTGCTCAGTATTAAATGTAGGACCTTTACTGTATTTCATTACACTGCCTCCGCTACTGGAGAGCAAGCAACAGCCTGCTCTACTAGGAACTCACGATAGTCTTCGTCGAGCTCGTTCAACTCTTCTTGCCACTCGTCCCAAGTGATTACCTTAATCGGAAACTCCTTGAAGTAGATGTTATTCTCGATGAACTTCGCAGCAACGAACGCCATAGCATCCTGCGGACGGTCTAGGTCACGAACGATGTACTCGTTACCACCTTTCATCTTCCAGTACGCATTGCCTGAGGCAAAACGGCCGTCTTCGCTGTGAGCACCATAGTTTTCCAAAATCTGTGTCTTAACTACGAACATGACTGTCTCCTGTTGTCTACATATATAATATAGTGACTACTAACCTAAATGTCAACTGAAAACATCAAAAAAGTTTTCAATGTTTTCAGTGGGTTGTAATTTTTTTTACATAGCGTAATTTTTTTTGTAATTGGCTACATCTCGCAAATACGTATCCTCATTATACGTAGGCATTTTTTGCCAGTATGCAATCTTACGCTCACACACATCTAGTTCTTTGCTTGCACGATGACGTTCTACAAAGTCCTCACTATTTTGTATGATGAATTTTAAGAAAAAGTAATTCTCAAGATGCTTACAGATCATATTGTTGGGGTTGTAGCGATATGGATTGAAAGTTGCAGCATTGCGTTTCTCATTATCCTGGTAACATAAAAACATTATACTCTCCTCTGTTAATGTGAGTTTAGTATAAAGTCTGAAAATCAATAAATCAAGAACAATTTAGTATAGGTTTATATGATTTGTGTCTTTTCATGTCCAACACGAACTTGTGGATCTACATAAATGTCAATGCCTGCTGCACGTGCATCTAAACACCATGCTACATCTTCACTGCACATGTCTTGTAAGCCATTACCCAAGTCTTGTAGTCTAGGAGCAAACCAGGGATACTCCATTTGCTCAAATACACCTTGCTTTATTAATACCCAACCAAATCCAATGTAGTCTGCTTTAAAAGCAAACTTGCGCTGTTCCATTTCATCTGCAGTAATAAAACGATATGTACCATGTTCACGGAAATAATCGTCATCCATGGATTCTACAACAGGTGTTGTGCCTCCAGGTTGACTATACCAACCACTAGCAACGTCACAGTCCATGCTTACTAGTTTGTCAAACTGTTGTGTGTTGAATATAATATCGCTGTCAATCCATAACATATAATCGTAGTGCTGTCCGTTCCATGGCTTTTGATTCTTTCCACGATCAACACTAGCACCAACTACTTTGCAACGAGCAAAATTAACCATGCTACTATAAGACTGGCTTAAAACAGGATTGCCACCACGTGATTTAATATGAAAGAATAATGCTAAGAAGTTTTTTAAAAACTCTCCACTGTATGATGCGCCAGGCATACACAGTACAATTGTTTTACCTTGGATCATGCAACACTTTTATACCGTTTGATTGTTTCCTGTGTCATAACACCAGTAACCCAATTTTCTGCTGCATCTTCTACATAATGATAAGATTTGTCAGGATATTCAATTTCACCAATACGTTTTCCATATTCATAAAATTCCACTACTAATATTTCGTCTGTTAAACCTATAACAGAATCTTTAACATTGTCGTCACTAGAAAAAGTTTTTATAATTTTCATTGGTTACTCCGGTTTCGTTAAACTTGCTCTACAAATATACGGCGATTCATTTAATTTGTCAATAATATCTACAGGATCTTCTATTAGTTTTCCAACTTCTAGCATTCCATTGTGAGCAAAATTTAAAATGCCCATTTCAGTAAATCCAACATCAGTTAATTCTTGTTTGTAAGTTTCATATTTTTGACGAGCGTCTGGATTCATACCTGCAATAGTGTTTACTCTGTTACTGCCAAATTCATCAAATCCGATTGGAAATTGAAAATTAAATTTAGGAGAAATTCTCATATCAAGCAATTCAGGTATTCTAGTAGTACTTTCATTGAATAAAAATTCTTGCATTAACGGCGCTTCACTTCGATTACCAGTTGCAATCATTGTATTTAAATCTAAATATATTGACCCCCAGGGCACAGTTGCTACTGCATTTTCTGTATCATTGTTATAATCAAATACTTCAGTGTTGAACCCTTTTACTGGAATTAAATTAATAAAACTCAATTGGTATGACCGTGTTTTATAATCATCAATAAATGGCACATCTGATTCAAAAAAATCAACCATTCTAAGATGCGGTGCTCTTATAATTGTTTCCCAATTATGAAATACAATTTGATTATGTCTTTTTGACATATCAATTTCCCAACTTGCAGACCATGTTTCTTCATCTGTAACCATTTTTTTCAAATTGTAAGATGTTTGTTTATCATCAAGTATAGCGTTGGGATCTTGAACTGTCCAGTCATCACTAATAGCGTCAGTAAATCCGACTGTAAAAATTAATTTATCGCTCATTTAAATGCCTTAGTTATGTGAATATTTATCACGATTTGTTATGGCGGAGGCTCAGGGATTCGAACCCTGGGAACGCTATTAACGTTCGTCGGTTTTCAAGACCGGTGCATTCAACCACTCTGCCAAACCTCCATAATGGTCATCTATTTACTACAATTCCAAAAGGTTTGTTCATTTAACTAAAATATTTGTTTAACATTTCAATGCGATCTTCTGCTGCTGCCATTTTATCAAGTTCTTCTTGAATCGCTTCAACAATGTCGCTGTGCTCACCAATGCCAACACTTTGATTCATATAAACCATGATGTTTGTTTTTGCACGTTCTAGCTCACCTTCGGCGTGCATTCGTGCTGCTTTAACTAATTGTTCTTTCATTTTTTCTTCCTTTAAAATAGTATGTGCATATGTTAATGGAGCGGACGATGAGATTCGAACTCACGACCTGATGGTTGGCAACCAGCTGCTCTACCCCTGAGCTACATCCGCATATTGGTGGAGATAACCGGGATCGAACCGCTTCTCCTTTATTGGTGGAGCCTAGGGGGGTCGAACCCCTGACTTCGGAATGCAAATCCGATGTTTTCCCAACTATACTAAGGCCCCAATCTTTTCTTCAACTAACTTTTTTATAAGCGGTTGAACTTCGTCCTTCCATTTACTATGAACCATTTCGTGATGATTTGGACATAACGGAATCAAGTTGTGCGGATCATTGTTGTTATGATTTTCATCAATGTGATGGACAGCAACAATCTTATCAAATCCGCATATAGCACAACACTTATCCCATTGTTGGAATGCTATTGTTCTATAGTGTGTAGCATTATCATTCCACCAACTCTGTCTGTTGTTAGCACAACTTCTGCTACAAAACTTTGCTTTTTTAAAAGTTTTGGTTTTTATGCGTCCTTCAAATATAAACTCACTACCACAGCATTCACAAGTTTTTGTGTGCTTTGCTACAGGACCATATAAGCGATCTGCCTTAGCAGCTTGCTTTTGTTTATACTCAAGAGTATCATATTTACCATTGTTCATTTTAATCTCCTCACATTTATTTATGCGATTTGCGATTAAATCGCTCTCCCAACTGAGCTATATCCCCTTTAATGGTCTCGGTGAATGGATTCGAACCACCGGTCTCCTGGACCCAAACCAGGCGCTTTACCAGACTAAGCTACACCGAGCTTTCTTTTGTCATTACACAAACGGCTTGCATACCTTGAGGAAAGTAGCCGTCCGTGCCGCCTACATCTACTGATAGTTTCTCCCTTGCTTCAAAACATGAGTACATGTCTGGAAAGGTATACTTAGGACCATAAGCATTTACTGCCATTGGTTCAGAACCATTTAGTATAATGTAAACTAAAACCCACATTGTGGTTCTCCTAATTGGCAGATGTGCAGGGAGTCGAACCCCGGCTTGCGGTTTTGGAGACCGCCGTGCTACCGTAACACTTCA